GCTTGTGATGTTTTAGCATCAGCTTTTTTAGCAGTTTGTGCAGGAGCCTGTGCAGGAGCTTGTTGTACTACAACTTGTTGAGGTTTTTGTCTGAAAATTCTTGTTACAGCTCTAAAAAATCCACCCATATTTTCCTTTCCTTAACCAAAAATGTTAAAATTTGAATCCGAATACATCTGTTGCGGTTCATAATTCTTTACCCTAGCTTTTCTTAATGACATAACACAATATCTTAATGCAGATATTACATCATCATGGCTCGGAACTATTTTACCATCTTTTCTATGATACATCCGTAACTCTTCTAGCAGTTTATCTTGATTTTTAAAGATTTTCAATCTCTTTGTTTTAAATCTTGTAAGCATTTCCATTATCCCTGCCTCAACAGAATTACCACCTGTACCTTCTTTCATACCTTGTGATGGTGGATTGCTAAAATGCTCTCTTAACATATTAACACCTTCTTTTCTATATTGTTCTGTAAGATTTTTACCCGATCCTTTATCTGCTTGTCTTCCATCCATAGGCCATATTACAGGAATCCATTTACCCCTTGAATTTATTGCTGATGCATGAACAGGGACTGTTTCTTGTCTTAATGCATAGGAATCATAACAATATACAATATCATTATCTCTATCCCATGTTATCCATACTACTGCTGTTGGGTGATCCCAACCAAAATCTACTCCACAAAGTCTAGGCCAATGAGTAGGTATTTCTATTGGTTCGCATAATATATCTTCTTCTGGTATTGGAAATACTAAACCAGAACCTAATACAGGAATACCTCTTTCTCTCATTTTTCTTTCATGTGGCGGTAATGCCTCTAATATTTGTTCTCTAACTTTTGGTGTCATATGTGGTGCATCATCCCATGTTGCTTGTAATAATGCTTGACCTTCTTTTAAATTATTTACAAATTGTGCAACAGTTTCTGTCATTCCTTGTTCTGGTGTAAATGTCATATAAACAATTCCGCCTTTATCTGCTGTTCTTGTTAATGCTTGTGAATATATACCTTGTGGTGGTTCTTCATCTAACCATATTACATCTAAACTTTCACCCATCCATTTTTCTTTTCCCATTTCATATGCTTTAAAACCTAATCTTGAATATCCACCTGTAATATGTTTTACTACAACACTATTTACTGCATTTGGTACACCAGCTTTTCTAACTGTATCACCAATATCATTTAATGGAATTGAACCTGTACCTTTTGCTGTTGGATCATCTGGTTGGCCGAGAAGCTCTTTTTGGCAGACATCCCTAGTGGTTTCATTTGAAACTCCCCCTACCCATGCTCTAATAGGTCTATTAAATTTTCTGCCTTCCCACCACATTGGGTATTTTCCCGTCATATGGTACGCAATTTCCATTGCCCCGCAAAATGACTTCCCGACCCTATTACCAGCCATTAATAATCTTTGACTAGCTAATGTGTTGTGAAATTTTTTTTGGTAATCATAGGGATCGTACTCTTCCATACGATTAGTAGCTTTTCGCCTTTCTAGTTCTTTAGCAATTTCTATTGCTCGTGCTAGATTATTTTCATCCATTTAACCAACCCAATTTATAATAGCCCGTAATGCTAATATCATATATACCAATTCCATTAAGGTTCTTGGTATATCTTTATCTCTTACACCCATTATTACCCAAAATAAAGCCGAAAGACAAGCACTACCCCATCCTATGGCCTGTACCATTGGATTACCAAAGTAATCGCCGTCTGAAAGCAGATATACCCCCAGCATGGCTAAAAAAAAGCCTAACCAACGAAAATTAGTCAATTCGAAAAGTATTATGGATTTCATAGAGGGGTTCCTCCATAATGTACTCCTTATTTAGTATAGTCGCCGTATTTATCTTTTACGATTTTAACGATTTTGGTTTGTCCCATAAATTCTTCTAATACAGCATCTATTTCGCCACAAGCCATACGAACATTTTGAGGATTTACAGATCGTTCTACTGTTCTTTTCATTTTAAGACAGGTACTCATTTTTTGATCTTTTACATAAGTGTGTTCAATAACACCACCTTGATAAAACATACATAATGCTATTACACCTTTAGTTATGATTTCCATTTGCTCTTACCTTATCCTTTAATTTTTCTAATTCGTCTAATAATCTTTCAACATCTTTTTGTAATCTCGTAATGTTTGTTGCGTTATGACGAGATTCTTTTAATTCTTCTTGAATTTCTTCTATATCTTTTATAGCATCTTCAATCAACAAAAATTGTTCCGCATCTGCGGGTAATGATCCCATTTCTCCCCGTGGCCATTTTATAGAAAACTCTACTGCTTTATCTAAATCTTTTTGCATTAATTCTAATTGAGTAGCATGGTTATTTAATTTTTCTGTAATACCAAAATATGCCCATACACCAATAGCAACAGCTGCTATAATGCTGATTAAGTTTTTAATAGGCATTGCTATATTTGTAGATTCACTTACTTTCATTTCCATCCCATCAGCTTTAAAAGCCATTGTTCTATTTTATCTATTAATTTTTTAATCATAACCTACATTAAAATAGCTAGTTGGTTTTTTAGATTTTTTAGCTTTATTTAAAGAATCTAGAGTGCCTTTGCTTTTTTTGTCCCAAAATGCTACAACACGATCTGAATTATTTATTATATCAGTATTTCTTGTCATAGCAGCATGACGAAAACCAGCTACTTTTATTAATCTTTGATCTGGTTTATATTCTTTAATAGGTATACCACGAGCTTGTGCCCATTGTACCCCATATGTATCTGCACCTTTAGCTCCACCAGATATAACTAAAGATGGTTTTCCATGTTTAGCAACATATTTATCTAATTAAATAAATGCGTGTTGCTGAGGATTAGTTATTTTTGGACTCCAAACTCTACTACCAACTATGCCTAATTTATAACTCATGTTCTAAATATCGGTAAAGAAGCTCCAGAATTGTGGTAACATTTTAAACAATGTACTTTAGAATCTTTATAAACTACATGAGGGTAGTTTACAGGACGCTTACAAGTTTTGCATTGTTTGCTGTTACACTTACAGCTTTTCTTTGTACTTTTCTTTAAGACCATCAAGTTCCTTATTAGCTTTACTCAAATCTGCAGCAGCATTCTCTAACTTTTGTAGAGTACGCTTTAGAGAAGAGTCTTTTAATTTACAAGCATCTTCTAATTCAAGGATCTGTTCCTTGAGATTACGCACTTGTTCTTTATATTCATTAATAATTTCTTGATAGTCGGCTTGTTCCATTACTTCTTGCCGTTCCTAAATATTTGTGTTCCTTTAATACCAAAAATACTCGCACAAACTAAAATCCACAAGTTTGTAAACCAACTAGGGAGTGCCTGAAAATGCTCAAAGAATACTTTGATCTTATCCATAGCTGCTGGATCATCTGACCAGACCCCATAAGCTAATACTAAAATGGGAAGTGTTAAGATTAAGAGTACGACTTCATCTTTGTAATCATTTTGTCTAGCTTCCAGGAGTTTACCCTGGTAAGCCTCTTCACCTTTGGCCATACGCTCAGCATGTAAAAGCTGTGCATCTGACATTGCCATTTTAGTCTTTTGTTTATTCGAATATATTTTAGCTCCTGCTTGTAAAGCAATTCTTGCTAATCCAAACCACGCCATTTTATTCTCCTATAACTTCCTTTACCTTTTTTAGGTAAATGTGTTTTATTTCTTTTTTGTTGTAAGGCTTTCGCCACTGGATTTCTTGATAGTGTATATCTTTCCTGTACCCCCTCCTTGATATCGGAGGTAGTGCCTTTTGCTCCATCTTTTATTCCATGCCCAAACATTAAGTTTGCTGCCTATGGTTTCTATGATGCTGAAGAATTTGTCGGAAATCCATCCCATGCCTTATACATTCCTTCTACTAAAATTTCATCAGAGTATGGTTGTTTACCATTCTCCATTTTAATAATGGATTTAACTAGAGGTAAATAGTGTTCTATACTATTATCTAATTGATCCATTGGGTTAAAGTCCATTCTTTCACAAACAAACTTTATATAAGCGTCAGTATCATTTTCACTCGGAGGTGCCCATCTTGCGATGATATCCTCAATATTATATTTCTTATGAGAAAAACGATAGACTAAGAGTATTCGCATTAAAGCTCGAATACCCCAA